CAGTCAGTTTCCATTGGAAATCGTAGTAGTCCACGACTTCACTGTTAGATACACCCCAAGAGAAGTCAATGGCTGGAACGGCTGTTCCATCCTCGTTAATAGTGGTTGTAATTACAGCAGCATCAAGGTTTGGGACAGGGACAAAGAAAGGTGAGGGAAGGTTTGTATTGTCAGCCTCATAGATTGCAGCATCATCAACCTCATCAAAGGCTGCTTCAGCAGTCTCACGCAAGGTCATATTAGTTTGCAGGTCAAGATCATCCGCAAGTCCGAAGGACCACGACAAGACTTCAAAGGCTTTGTTAACCCAACCAAAACGATTGTTAGTGATATAGACGTTATCCCCAACCTGTAGGCCAAGTGTCTTAAGACCAAAGCTGGCTTGGATAGTAAGCTGTTGACGGTTACGCTCTAAGGTAATTCGACTTAAGCGACGAGCCTCTTTCATGTTGTCGGTAAACGGGAGGTCTACATCAGCAACAGAAACCAGACCGTTATCAATACCAAGGTTAAGGTCAGCAACACCATCACCAGAACCTGCACCAGTAGCGGTAAATACATCCCCAACTTCTGCCGCAAGGGGCGCACCAACATCAAACCAGTTTGTCGTTGTACCAACTTTTGAGATTGAGTACGGAAGTCCAGTTACAAAAGTACCTGCGGCAGATTCATTCCTAACTTCCTTGTAGTCAACCATCTGCCAGTTAGTAGTTGGCCCTGAAAACTTACCTTTGATTACATTGAAGTTATCACGACGAGAGTGTCGTGTACTAACGCTAATGCTGGAACGAAGGTCATCCTCATCCAAGAACATGACTGGAGTAGTCCAGTAAGCTGGCTTCACACGCCACTTACCTTGTGCGTACCACAAAGAACCCCCCATAGAGGTGAGAATAGTGGACAGCAGGTCGTAGGGTGTTGCACCTGTAGTGAACGACCATTGGTAGTGTACCGTGCTTTACTGGATACAATCTCGTCACAAACATCAGCAGCGGCCATTACAAGGGTATCATCAATGTTAGCTGCGACTTCACCAAGACCATAGCCTGTGCTTGTCAAGTAGTCTCGCACACACAAGGCAGAGTTATCAGACCAACCAGTTGTGTTTGTACGTGGGTCAAATACCTTCTTACCTTTTACCACTGCGGTAAAGGTGGGGATACCGTTAGGGTATACATCAGCATCAAAAGCAAGACGTACATAGATATAAGCAATACCAATGAGTTTACAGAAATTTGTCCACTTACCATCAGAGGCTGTTACAAGGTCAGCATTAGCTGCTTGATCGTCTTCAGTACCGTAAGCAAATTGGATACGGAGTTTGTTGTTGTAACGATCAGAGGTAGTGCCGTCAGGGTCAACTACAGTTGGTACGTTACCTGATGCACCAAGGTCACTAAAGTCAATGTAAGCGTCATCAATATAGATACGCTCAAAGGATTCAACTTCGTGACCAGCAACAGCAATGATGCGGTGAAGGAACTTATTGTCTGTGCCTGTAGCTTCGTTATAGACAACGACACCACCAACTTTAGTTTTACCATAGATAATTGTGTGGTCTAGGGCTGCACCCAAGACGTTGGTTTCATAACCCCTTGCTGCTGGTTTAGCTGGCTTAGGTGACAATGCGCCCAGAAGTAAACTGGTTGCAAGAGAGGTCAGTGCCATGCCCACGTAGCTAGTAGCCAACCACACACTTGTAGTGATTGCGGCACCAGAGGTTGACCCCAGTAGAAAAGCTGATGTAATTCCCATCTAATCGTTACCCTCCAAGGTACTTAGAATACACACGTTCAATAGGCTTAAACTTTAGCCTCTCCAGAACCTTATCAAAAGGTTGATGAATTTTAGTGTTGATTGTTAGGACTGACACACCGTCTTCTTTTAAGCAGGCTTCTGCAAACTTGATTAGACGCACTCCTGCAAAACCCTTACGGAAGTCTTTGTGGAGATAGATGATGTCGTTGCTTGCAAATAGGTGGTCTTTGTAGTGAATGTTGTTACCTAAGATAACGACGAAATACCCAACTAAGGTGTTTCCGTCTCTAGCAGTAAAGATTTTCAACTTACCTTGACCCTCTAGGGAATAGTAAGCGTCCCAATCTGGGTTAAGTTTAATGTTGTCTTTGTTTAAGGCTATCTCTTCCCAGTGCAACTCAATAAGATATTTACACTCAGTTTGAACTTGACTTAAGAACTCTTGCTGATACTTAAGCATCTTCACTGCGCCCCCAAGGGACTTTCCTAGTTTGCAAGTCTTCTACGAAGTTAAGTCCGTCATCGTCAGGGTAAACAGACTTTTGATAAAACTGAGTGTAACGTGCAACCCTAGCTCTCTCAAGGTCAATCAACCTGTTCTCAACCTTAAGCTCAATAGTGGATGTCTCAGCACTATCGTCGATGTTCATTTGGTCCATGTAGCCTGAGAACAACTGGTTAAAGCCCTTCTCACCAGTCTCTACATTGATACGACTACCATCTTGCAACAGGATATAGTTACCAGTTTCCTTAAGCAACGACCCAGTGGAGAATGTACCAAAGTAGATGTTACACACACGGCCCTGATAAGGCTCACTGAGAGCCAAGGAGAGGACTTCCGAGGGGACACCACTTAACGTGATAGTAGCCCCTTTAACGGCCATCTCAGCGGTCTCTTCAATAGAGGAAATATCTAGTAAGTTACCAGCACCAATCCACTGGGTTCCATCATCAAGGACAAGTGTCCCCTGACCTGTCCACATACGCAGGGTTTCATCACCATCAAACTTTAGTTCAACGGCAAAGAAAGGACGAACTACCTCTTGTGAGATGGCCTTTATTGTACTTGGATCAAGATCACGGGACATAAGTTATTGTTCCTTAATTTAGGGTTGTCGGGATTTTATAGTTTACCAAGGAGTGCCAGAGGCAGAGGTTGGGTTTTGGTCGGCTGCAATCTTGCCTGCAAGTGCAGCTTCGGTTGCGTCTTTGTCTACTGATGCGTGAACCCAAGCCAATACTTCAGCTTCAGTCACGTCAGCGTATGGCTTGAAGCCTTCAGCAGTGGCGTCAGGTGTGAACCCAGCAGTGCCATAAGACGATGCTGTGAAGTCACCGTCAGCAGCATTGCAACGCCAGTGAGCGACAGTGATGCCGCCTGTAACTATGTCATGTTCGCATGTTGCGATGGTCCAAGTGGTTGTGGTGGTCATTATACTGTTCCTTCTAGGGCTGTTAGTCGTGCCTCAAGTGCATCAATCTTGTTGAGTGCTTCTTGTAGTGCTGCGGTCAGGATCGGTGTCAGCTTGGAGTAGTCAACACCTTGGTAGTCTGGAACAGATCGTGTTCCCATGACAGCTTCAGAGACAAGTTTCTGCTCGGTGCGTTCTGGTTGCGCTTCAACAGCAGGGACCATTTCAGAGACAAGCACACCTTCTTCGTCATAGACAGCAGGAACTTCTGCTACTGCTTCAACAGCAGGGATGATGACATCTTCGTAGACCGCTGGAGTGACTTCGTACTCCTCGTCCATCATGGCGTCTTTCTCGCCAATGACTGCACGTGGGTGCAACTCTTGTAGTTCGTGAGCAAGGAAACCATCGTGCCAAGAGCCGTCAGACTTAAATGTGTAAGTGACAGGCTGCATTGCTTTTACGATGTCAGCAGCACCTTGGACTGGTGTGATGTTCTCTTTCAGGCGGTAGTCTGAGGAGGTATTGTATGCCGTGGCTGATGCTGTAACAGATACACTGCCGACAACTGGTCCAGCATAATACCACTGTGCCACCGCTCCTGTTCCTGAGTGCCGCCCCACGTTGAGGCCAGCACTGTTGCTGACTACAGTTGAAATTCTGCCGTTAGGGTTGAGTGCAGTCCCAGACCCTGTTGCGTTGTCGCTTGGGAAGTTGTCAGATGGCCCGCCAACTGTAAAAACCCCACTTATACCTACGTTTCTACTGCTATCTATGGTCATGGCGTTGGTGCGTGTTGCGCCTGTTTGAAAGTATAGCGCATCGCCATCTACACCAAATGTAACGCCACCTGTTGAGGCCGTAGATGTAGAGTCCTTCAAGTTCAACGTGCCGTAACGGTCAGTGCTTTCAAAGGTCGCAATGGTGTCGTAAACACCTGAGTTGACGTGCAGCTTGCTTGATGGGCTGGATGTACCGATACCCAACGCTTGAGCAGAAGCGTCCCAGAGTAGACCGTCAACTGTCCCATCAGTGTTTCTGAAGCTGATGTCTCCATTGCCACGAATGAGTTGGCGGATTTTACCGTTTTCTGTGCGGAAGTAAGTCCCCCCACCAATCGTAGATTGATTGTCGATGTAGAGGTTTTCGCCTGTTTGCCAGATACGAGATTGCGCTGAAACGTCGGTGTCTTCCAAGTAGAGTGCGCCAGTTGCACCTTGGACTCTGAGCCAGCCATCGTTGACAGTTGTGTTACCGTTTAGCTCAGTAGTGCCATCCACAGTCAGCCCATCAGCCGTCACTGTGCCAGTTACGTTAATCGGAGGGGTATTCTTAAAGAACTCTGCACGGGTAACAGCCTTAGTTTGGTCTGCGGATACATCAACAACAACAAACTCATCTGCATCCGCAAGATTAGCCCCAGTGATATTAGTCAGTTCTGATATTTTTTGGTCAGCCATAGTATTTCTAATCCTTACGTGAGGGCTTCAACAGCTTCAAAGGAGATGCCGTAGGTTGATGCATTATTGATTGACCATGAGGTCACATTACTAGCTAGTCGGAAGACACCTTTAGGGTTGTTAAAGACCACCGTAGTGTTTGTGTAAGTAGACCTCAGTGCGGGCCAAATCTCCAAAGTACCACTTCCAGATTGGTCCTCAAGAACTTGATGAAGCCTAGAGTTACCAGCAGACCCTAACTGAATGTAGTCACCAGCCTTTAGTGTACCTGTCATAACGACAGTAGCAGTTTCATCACCAGCATTACCAGACAGTGTACAAGAGCTTACAGTACCTTGTGGTGTCGCATAGTCAGGGTCTCCTAGTAGGAATGTACCAGTTGGTCCCTTAAGTGCCACTAGCATAGACTTCCAAGGGGCAGCTAGATCACGATGAACAGGAGGGATAGTAACTGAGGCTTCCCACTTCTGTCCACCATGACTGATGACCTGTTGCTTGTAGGTGAATGGGGATTGAGATGTAGCTACAGCATTAACTGCACGTAACTCAATACTCTCAATCCCGATAGAGGTTGGTGTAGCCAATGGATAGCTAATAGCCATAGTGTTTATTCCTTAACTGTTAGCCAAAGGCCGCTTTAGTAGAACCACCACGACGACGATCATCAAGGAGGGAACTCTTAGTCATTTGGGCAATCTTAGGTGCAGCCTGTGCAATAAGTTGCTTGATTGTCGCATCACCATTAGCTTGGAAGTTAAACGACTGATTGACGACAATAGTGTCTCCACCACCACCTTCCATCTGAACACCCAGCTTACCATTAGCACCACGCTTTAGTGGCATGATAGCTTCAGGACCAGCTTCACCCATGAGACCAGTCTTACCACCAGCCATAGGGAAGGTAGTTGGACCACCGACTACACCACCGTTAGCGTAGGCTTTAACTTCAGTGCCACCACTAATTACACCACCATCAGCGAAGAAGCCCATAGCTGTCTTAGCAGCATTAACCATCTGTTGTACGACAAGAACTCTGTAAAGCTCTTTGATAATGTCAGCAGCCATAGACTTAAAGGCATCCTTAACACTCATAGTCCCATCAACGATACTCATCAAGGCATCGCCCATTGAGTTAGCGATATAGTCAGCTAGTTGCTCTTGCTGTTGTTTAGATTCCTCAAGGACTTTCTGACGTTCTTTATCTGCTGCGATTTGTTGGACTGTCGCTTCAAACTCAGCTACCTGTGTCTGTGAGGCAACCTTGCCATACTCTTGCTTGAACTTGATTAGTTCAGATTGAAGGTCACGTTCTTCACCAAAGAGACCGACCAACTGTGCTTCAAGGGCAGCTTCTTCTTGCTTCTTAGTTAGGAACTCAGCAAGCTCTTCTTGTGGGGATTTACCACCACCTTTAGTAGCTTTGGGTATTGATGTTTCAAACCCGTCATAAGTGGAATCCGCAGAATACCTTTTGCTAGAAGCCTCCTCGTCAAAGGCTTTTCTACCAGCGCCATACTGAGAGTATTGTGCAGCAAGGTTATCTAGAGGTAACTTACGACCAGCCTCAATCCTCTTGGTGTTAGCCACCATGAAGTCCCACGCATTACCCGCTGCTCTAGACATCTCATTAGCTAGTTTATTAGCGCCTGAAATAGCGTCTGAAAAGTCAATGCTGAACAGCTTATCTAAGAACTCTTGTGTAGCCTCTGCTGTAGCTATCATCTCTAACTTGAGGTCTTCTTCTGCCTGAAGCTGGTCAACCAAACCTTGTATTAGAGTAGGGCTAAGGCCCGCTCTCTTTTGCTCTTGTTCAAATATTGCTACCTCTTGCTTAAAGGTGGCCGCACGTAACTCTAGGCTATCCTCACCGAACTCTTGCTCAACACGAAGTAGTGTCATCCTGTCACGGATGTTATTAGATTCAGTTTGGGCTGACTGCTCTGATATTCTAAGAGAGAGCATCTTAAACTCGTTGTGACGCTCTTCAGCAGCCACAACACGGTCAATAGCATCCTCTAGTTCATCATTACCAAAAATGTAGGCTCTGAGACCACTTAAGTCGTATGTTGGTGAACCAGCTAGGCCCATCCCCCCAAGGTTCGCTTCTTTGGGTAGGTTAGCTGTAAGGGTGGCAAGTAGGGCATGTGCGTCACGTACCTCTTGCGCAGCAGCAGCTATTTGATCTACAAAACCAGTCTGACCTTTGGCTAGACCAGCCTGAAACTCCGCCCACTCATCGTTTGCATCTCTAAGGGACTCTAGAGTAGCATCAATAGATTTCTTTAGGTCTTCCTGAGTATCCTCAGTTTCTTTAGCGGCTTTGTTAACCCTCATCCAAGCGGCAGCAAGGCCAGAGATAATAGGGATAGCAATACCAAGACCAGAGAACAAAGCAATCATCTTTGTCGTCTTAGCAAACATAGCCATAGTACCGACAAGCTGTGTAGCCTGTTGACCAAAGGCCACCATTACGTTCTGACCACTACCTACTTGAACCGCAAAGTCACCAACTTGGTAACCAGCCTGCTGCATCATCACGCCAAGTTGGTTAGTACCACGTTTAGTTTGGTTTAAACCCATTCCAAGACGATTAGTAGCCGAATTAAGCTGGTCGGCAAACTTAGCCTGTTGTTGCATTTCTGCACCAAGTTTCATAATCTCAGAGCGAGACATACGGGCCGATTTGTCTAACTTATTTTGGGCCAAGACAATCTGGTTAACGCCACGCATGTAGGCTTTTTGGTCACCAGTCTTAGCGAAGCTCTGTGCCATAAGGCTAAGCGCTCTCTTGGATTGGTCAGAGGTTTTGATTAAACCAGTAAGCTCACTGTAGTCTACCGTTACCTTAATATCAGCCATTTGCCACCCTTAAATATTCTAAGTCAAGTCTCTTGATAGCCTCAATTTCCCAAGGCAAAGTAGATGTTTCTGTTACGTCTTTCCAAGCCTTAATCTGCTCATATGTAATTGGAGATGGGCCATTCATGCCCGACCCTCTACTTGAGCTTAAACTAATAAAGGCAGACCAGACGTGAGATATTAACATTGGGAAGGGTGTCGGGGGTTCCAATGCTTCTACTCTACGTCCAATCTGCCTCTCTACTTGTTCAAGATGTTCTCGTTCTGTAGTGCCATTCTGATCTGGCTTGTTAAGTTTAAACTGATGTTCAGCCCAACTTACAAGATCACAGATCAGACCTTCATAAAATCCAGCGAGTTAGAAACCTCTTCCTCAAGCTGGTTCTTAATCCAGAAAACTTCATCGTAAAGTTCTTTGGCTTTAGCGACAGTAAGTTTGGGTTTCTCCCCACCAAAGGTAATGTTCCAAGATTTTGTCGTCTTAGATAGTACCTCAAGCGTAGCCTCTTCAATGTCAGAGTAGTCTACGTCTTGTGACTTACTCTTCTGGGCTTTCTTAAGTCGCTTGTTGATTTGCTCATGTTGAGCCTTCTTATACTCCTTAGAGTGGGGCGCAAGGACTGTAATAGTCATGTCCGTGCCATCATCATTCTTGAGTACGTCACCAGTAGTTGGGTGCTTGATTGTGATAACAATGTCATCTAAATTCGGTGTCAGGTCTTTAAGGTCCATGTCGGGGTTTCCTATTTATGGTTTGATTGTCGTCGGGTAATTGTAGTGTGTCAGCTAGGAGGTCACCCGACATAACCCCCTAGCCTAGCCTCAGAAGAGGATTAGTTTACGCTGGGCGTGTGATCTTCAGGTTTGTACCTTCAGTCGCATCGTAGAGAGCTACGAAGGACAGAGAGATCATACGGCTAGTTGGGCCATCGACACCAACATCAGCAGAGTTAATTTTAACTCGTGGGAATGTGAATGTGTAAGAGTTAGCACCTGTAGGGTCGTCAACAGATACTTCAATCTCAGTCTCAGTCTCGTTCAAGAAGCGGTTAATCAAAGTTGCATCTTCGAAGTAAGCTGTGAGTGTACCTTCAACTTCTGCACGACCATACTCAAGGGATGGTGCGGATGCATCACCAATGACGAATGTTGGGGCGAAGGAGTTAGTCAGTGTGAAGTCCAAGCTAGTTACGATAGCTACTGGAGTAGCACCACCTACGTTACCGATGGAAATGTCACCTGAGTAAGCATCGAAAGGAGCAGCACCAGAGGCAGCGTCCTGTGTCTTCTCTACAGCACCGATAGTCATATCTTTACCTACCATACCGAAGGTAGTTGTTACCATCTGGTTAGGAGCAAGGGAGATACCCATAGTGGAAACTGAGAGACCTGTAAATACACGAGCTTGGTCAATATCAGCAGCATAGTCTTCAACTGAGAAGAACTTAGGTGTAGTACCAACTTTAAGTACGTTAGTAGCCCATGTGTTCAGCAAAGCTGATTCAAGGAATGCATCGTAGTCACCATCACGAAGGTCAACTGCAATGTCGCCAGCTACTTGACGGTTACCGTGACGGTCTACACGAGGCATACGGTCAGCTTGGATGTCGTTACCAGCTACACGATCTTTGGTAAGGTTCAAAGAGTGTGTGCTGAAAGGAAGGTTAGTAAAGTTACCAGCAGGTGTCGTACCAAACGTAGATTCTACGATGTATGACAGGCTGGAGCGTGAGCCTTGTGCGAAAGCCATTGTGTGTTTCTCCTAGAGGGAAGTTATTTGTAAATATACCAGCCGATGTCTACTCTGACATAATACCAAGGGCTATCTAAGAGACCTTGCTGTCGTTCTGCGTAATCAACCGATACGTTAATAGTTTCGAGGTCAGAGTTAGTAAAGGAGATGTCCGTAGCTGCATCAAATGCTTCAATCAGCAAGTTAGCGTAGTCATCAGCTTCCTTTGGACCCTTACCCTCTGGTGTGTGTGCCAAGATGGAGAATACACCTTGATACCGTTGTTGTGGATTTAAGCCCCGTACAGCGGACCTACGCTCTACTGGTAGGAACATGACCTGAAGGAAGCTATTACCTGTTGTAGGCTCAAAGGAGACGTTCTCATAGGCTATGTCAGGGATACCCGACACAGAAGAAAGGTGGCTCTCAAGTGCAGCCCGAATATCGTTATATATACTAGCCACCGAACTTATTCCTCACCTTTGTAAATACACCATAGCCATGCTTGTCTTCTACAGCCCTTGCGTGTGGTGCGTTGTTCCGTAGGGTAATTTTATCAGAGGTTTCTAAATTAAACCTTTCAGCATCCCCGTACAAGTTGCTACGTGCAACTTCAGTTGCCTGTTCACGAGAGACTTTAGGTTTATTTCTAGATGACTTACCCCGTGGCCTACCCGCACCAAATGTAAAAGAGAAGCTCTCTACATACGCACCTGTGTCTACAGGGGAAATTGAGATTGTGTAGTCAGCTATAGAGAAGAGTTTCTTTTTAGCCTGTCTTTCAACATCCTTTTCAATCTCGTCTAGTTTGTTGTAAAAGCTCTTGTTGATCGTAAGAGTAGTCTTCATAATCTACTCCCTTACATCACAGAGATAGCAGATACGATTACCATTACTAAATATTGTAACAACAGAGATAATCTTTACGTTGTCGCCATTACCAACGATAAGGTCATCAAAGTCAGGTTCTACGGTAAGACCAAGTGCAGGGATGACACACTTACGTGCGCCTCTAACGACAGTATCCATGTTACCAGAGATGCCAGTGTCGTAGTTGTACATATAACCCAAGAACGTATAGTCTGTAGTAGCTGAACTATCAACTTGCCCTGTCGCAGGATTATAAGAACCGCTTGTAGTAACCTTACGAAGTGTCAAGTCTTCCCCGAAGTCTCTTACGAGATTGAGGAGGTCAAAGGAGCGAAAAGACATATCTTACTCCTTATTCATACTCAGGGGTTTGGTAGCTTGGTGGGTTCTTAAAGCGGTCACGACGAAATGAGCCTTCAATACGGTCAGTATTAGCCCGTACAGTCTCAATGCTAGTCTTGGTGATACCACCAGCAAGGACACCGATACCGACAGAAGAGCCTGAACCTGAAGTCTTACCTTGATACTCTAGGTTATCTGCTAACAATAGATACTGTTTAGCAAGGTCACTGTAGTCTGCCTTCAAAGCGCCATCAAGGCTTGTGTTAACCTT